GAGCCTGAATAAACAAGTTTTGCACCCCATGCACGGACACATTCCAGTACTCTTGTTGTGCCTTCGCAATTAAATTTATGAACCAATTCGATATCGCCAAATGATTGTTCGACCCGAGAATATTCACCTAAATGATAAACTCTATCAATACCAGAGAATCTGTCTGGCGTTAGATTTGTAGTACAATCCTCAACATATGCAACTCTCTCCACATGATTTTCTACTGAGCCAGTAAAATAATTATCATATGAAATTACATCATGGCCTTCGGATACAAGTCTTTCAGCAAGATGACTTCCTACAAAACCTGCACCACCTGTTATTAGAATTTTAGCCATGGATGGATGTTCTCCCTTCTGGAAATTCATCTGCCTCGAACTGTGGGTCTGGATATTGTTCATCCGTATTCCAGTTACGCATTAGTTGCATTCCATAATTATCTACTTTATTTACTATTGGTACATCTTTTTTCAAAATAAGAGGATTCTGTCTAGCAGGATATCCATCTTTATTCATAATCGCATTGAGATCTACATGGTGATGTACTCTGCCATATCTCTCAACTAGTGTTACACAATCAGGGTGCATTTCTTTTAACATTTTTGATTTGTTATATGCTGGATCATTTTCACCTTCACCAGAATAATCCTCATATACCTCAGTTGTGTTTCCACCTTTTACTGTTCCGGTTCTTAATTTGCCTTGAACAAATGCATACATTAATACTGTACACAAACCTTCTTTAAGGACACGAATACTTAGATCTACATCCTCGTTAAACTTGCCTCTCCATTTATGTGGGCAGTTATTATCAATTAAGATACACGACATCATTCTTGTATTTAGTATGAATGGCTGATATGGGCATGGGTCAACAACAAAGAATTTATATTGAAAAGATGCTAGTGCAACATTTTCATATCTGTCAACAAAATCCTCAGTAGCCCTAAAAATACCAGAGCCATTCTCTACACGATATCTTTTGTTTTTATGTAATCTTACGAACCCATCAATGTTATCGTCCATTAACCAATGTCTAGCATGACCATTAGCTTGGGAGTGTTCCCAACACCAGTTTCTGGCAGGGCCTGAGCCTTTACCATGGTTACTGAATGGTAATTCCAATACTGTACCTAAATCGCCTGCGGCACTTGTAGCTTTGACATAAACATCATATTCTTGTGGTTCAACAGCGATGTAATATGGTATGCCCATTTTTTCCAATGTCTTTGCAGTATGTCTTGTATCTGCTCTACCTTTACTAATAATATAGATAGGATATTTTGGATTAAAATGATCTGTGTCAGTTTCGACATATCTGTTTGTCATATTTTCTTCTCTGCCTCTAGCAGGATAATAGACAACGTTTGTTTTCTTTGTTAGATTATATTCCATTTTATCACTGAAATGATTCCTATCTTCTTCTGATTTGAATTTAACAGCGATTTGTTTGAATACATCTTTTTTCTTTGCTTGAAAGGTTGGCATACCAGCTGCATACCATTGTACGTACTGATTACGCCATTCCTTTTGAAGTTGTTCTTGAGTTTTTACTGGTGTATACATTATAATAAGTCCAATAGGCCATTCTCTTCACGGCCAGCTTTATAAACTACATCCTTGAGTTTCGGCATTGGTTTTTCGTCAATCGCCAACATAAAGTTAATATAGTCTTGTTCAGTTTCAAAGTTTACAAAAAGTGTTTGCCAGTCCTCTGGGAACTCAGCATCAACCTTTTTCCTATTCACTTGTGGTTTATATTCCTCTGCTTCCTCACCTAGGAATCCACCTAATGTGTCAGTAATATTTTCATCAGCAACATAGCCAACCAAATCGTCATATTCGGCTGCTGTATCCTTTGTGTATTCTTTTAAAATTTTATCATTCATAATTTAATTTACCTCATTTGAAATATATTTAGTAACTTTACGCAACCTTCTTGAGTCTCCATTTTGGGAAAGTCTTTGCCTTACATCTGTAAGATACACCTTCTTTACTCATTTTATATTTCTCTGCGACCTTAGAAGGAGAAGTATATGTTACGCCCTCTATTATATAGTCAAATTTTCTAGCTGGGGTTGCGACCCAAGGCACTAATTTAATACCTGCTGCCTTATATGCATCTCTCCAAAATAGATTATCATATTTTTTCAATGTGATATTCTCTTCTGAGGTAGTATAATGGCCTCTCATTCTAGACATTAAGAGTCTTTTAATGAAATCATCACTCTTGCCTCTTTCAAAAGCCCTAAGAATATCTTGTACAGATTTTGTTCTACTGAAATAGTGTTCATAACATGGTCTGTATTTAGTATCCTTTGCCCTTTCAGCCATTGCCTTTTCAGAGATAAATCTCACTGGCATTCGTCCAGCTGCAAACAAGGAATTTGTTAGAGCTGAATTAGCCATTTTATGGCATTTTTTATAAGCTTTTGGTTGACCTAGAATTAGTTTAAAGAGGCTGAAAACCTCTTCTTGATTCTGTGTAAGTGTGTGTTTTGTCATAGTATTGCATAGTATTATTTAATATATTGTTATATTAACACATTTTAAGGTAAATGTCAACCCCTATTTTGGGCCACCGTTGTGGCCAATCATAGATGATTTTGCGTTTTGCTTTTCTCTCCAAGCTAGGAAATGAATTGCAACTTCTCTTGTTGTGTGAGTTAGAGTACTCACAGGACTTCTTTTAGATTTTTTCATTAATCTTCAACCTCAGTTAGTGCTTTAAGTTCAGTATACCCACCAATCTTATTGTCATCGACAATAATTTGAGGGAAAGTTCTTGCTGTTGGGAATTCTGCTCTGAATTCGTCAAACGTGTAATCCTCATCTAGTTGAAGATAAGTATAGTCAAGTCCTTGTTGGGCACATAGACTTTTTGCTTGAACACAATAGCCACATGATGTTTTGCCATAAATTGTAACTGACATTATACTAACTTTAACCCACCAGAACCAGGCATCATGATTCCAGTTGTTGCTTCAATTACTTGTGCTTTCAACTCGTCCATTGGCTCTGCAACAAACATAACTGAGTTTTCATTTACTACAATTGGTTCCCTTTTAGCATAAGGAACAAATGGAACCATTCCAATTTTACCTTCACCAGCTGGGACCAAAAGAATACCATCCGTTAAGGTATAGAATCCTTTTTCATATTTTACTTTTGCCACAACTTCTTCACCAGTTGTAAGCCTTACGATTTGTACATCACTCATATTTTTCTCCTAATGTGTGTATATTATAACACGTTTATTTGTATTTGTCAACTACTTTTTAAAGTTTTTTCAACATCGAATCCCGGTGGGATCTTTGGTTCGATTTCCCAGGTAATTTCTCTATTATATGCAGGATAGTGTGACTCGTTAAAGTAATCTTCCATACAGATAAGCTCACCTGGATGCTTTTTCATTGTTTTGGCCATATTTTCATAATTTTTTATGAGACCTTCAGTAAGTGGACCGGACCTTAAATGGTAATTTTTCTCCCAGTCACTTTGTATATCAACATGATGTTTTACTGTTTCACCAATGCCGTGTTTCGCCAAATGTAGTTGTTTCATTTTCTCAACACCTACAGCATTCTTATATGATACAAAACCAGTTCCACCAAAATCTCCTATCTGTCTTACAGCAATCCAACTCTTTACTTGAGCTAGAAAATCCCTGCGATAGAGATAATAGATTTTATCCACTTTATTTAGTATTCGGTCCATGGCTTCATCGGACGAGACTTGGTTGGGCATTACCTTAAAGACACAAGCATGGCCAGCCTCTAGCTGTTGGAGGAAAAATTCCTCACTATGTAACCATTGCTTTTCTTCGTCGGGCAAATGTTTATAGTTTAACTGAATTTGGTATTTTGCTTTGGCACGACCTAGTGGTTCTGGTCTATTATGTGCAAACAATTCAGCCTTATATGGAAGCTTATATTCCTCTGCTTTTAAGAGTGTGAAAGATGTACTACCAGTTCTAAAATTTGTTATAATAGCTACTTGGTTAATCATTATGTAAAGAAATCCTCAATCGTATCTACTTTTTCTGACGACCAACCTAAGGAATCAAGTATGCCTTGGATTGGAGTAAGAAACACTTTACTGAATTGTGTGTCATAGTCAATATATTTAGTAAGTTCCATTTCCTCTGGTAATACACCAGGGAAACTGATAACATTTTGTTGTATCGGATTAGGCACTTTCATATAGACAAGCTTGACCTTATCACCAGATTGTATTGATGGATATCGTTTGGACAATTTGTTTTGAGCCAAATGATGATTATAAACAATAGAACCTCGGACGTGTATAGGGCAACCTTTTCTGAATAATGTCGTTGGGTGTTTGTATTTTTCAATGTCATCAGTGCCAGATGTTTTAGCAATTGCCTCTACTGGTAATGATTTGAATTCGTCTCTGAAGTCCTTAATATAGGTCTGAACATCGGATTCGGTACCATTCATGATTACACTAAACACGGACCTCATTTTTTCTCTGCAGACCTCTGGCGTTGATGAACGAACACTTTCCAAACCAGTCACACTGATTTTTGGTTTTTCGTAATGAACACCTTCTGAGTTGAGCACGTTGAGAATATATCTCTTTTTGGCCACAAAGATTGCTCTGTCGGTAATCTTTTCACGTTTCATGACCATCGCATTACGATATGCACCCATCTGTCGTTGGAGTTCCAAATAGCCATTTTCAATCACTTGTTCTATTTTGGTAGAACAAATTTTATCTAGGAACTCTTCGCCTTGTTTCTTGTCAATGTCTTTTGTACCAAACACTTCTTGAATGAGGTCACCAAAGTTGACATAAATTGAGTCTGTGTCAATGTATATAATATAGTCTTTGTCTTTTGTACCTAGGACCTTATTCATATAATTGTTAACAGATTTCTGAGCGTATCGGATTGCCAATTGACCAGATGTAGTAATAGCCTCTGCCATTTCTGAAATATAATAGAGGAAATATTTGTTTGCCGTTGCACCGTATAGGCTGTTCATGGCAATTTTGATAGACATCTGAGAGTTATGTAATTGGTTAACCTCTCGTTTGAGCCTTTTAATTTCTCTTGCATCAGTCTCAACTTCGAGCTGTTGTTCGACTGCAATCATTTGCTTTTTAATTACAGAACGATTGTTATAGTATTCGTCAATAATTTCCGGAATGATACCAACCTTTTTATTATTAAAGCATACACCATTTGCAGCAACTGAAACTGATGGGTCATCATTTACATAATCATCTGCCAGGACCATATCCTGAGTTACATATTCACGTCTGTCGTCAATCCAAGTTTCTGGTGACATATTAAATTGTAACATCAGATGAGGATATAGGGAGTTTAAGTCAAAAGAAACTACCCAAGGATGCATGCCTTGTTCTGGATCTTTAACATAACCACCGACCAACGCACCGAGGTTAGCACCAGGACCACCTTTAATAGGAGGAACAATTTTATCTGCAATCAGTCTACGATATATTGTAGATTCCCAAATGCCTACAGTTCCGAATGCGTCTTTATAATCAACACCGCCACCATAAGCAACAGTCATTACCAATTGTAATAAACTTGTTTCGTCCTCGAGTTCCTCAATCAGCTGAGTGTCGCGAAGGTTATAATCTAGATAGAGTTGTGGATTCTGCTCATAGAGTTCGGTCAGTCCACCATAATCAGAATAGTCTAATTTCTTTTTGCCAAGAACTGAATAGCCAATATGGTCAAGTTTATATGATTCTTGTGGACCATATTTGTAACCAAACTTTTTGAATGCGTCCATGTAATCGACAATGGTCATACCAGAGATACGCCATGTTGATTGGACCTTATTAAAGATTTCTGTTGACTTTTGTTTAATATGTTTCCAAGGTGATAATTGTTTTGCAACATCCTCACCAAGGAGACGAATAATACGGGTCACAATATATTGAATGTCAAAGTATTCGACGTTCCAACCAGTTACAATGTCTGGGTAATCAGAGGACCATAGTTTTACAAAGTATCTAAGCAGAGCCTCTTCAGAATCAAATTTGATAAAGTCAATATTGTCCTGGTCGATACCAGTAGCTGTTTGGGTTTTATCATAATCCTTACGACCAAGCAATGTATATTTTGAACTACGTGAGCTGTGATATGCAATGGATGTAATCTCTTTGTCAGCCTGTTCGATATCTGCATAACCGTCACTGATATCAACCTCAATATCAAACGAGGCAATGTTGATCTGATTAATGTCAAATTCGATCTTGCCTGGATATTTTTCTTGTATGAACTGAGTAGTATAATTGGTATTGCCAAAGATTTTCATGTTTGGAATACCTTTGTACTCTTCGATGAAATCCTTAGCCTCACGCATGTCACCAAATTTATGAGGAGAGAGTTTATATTGACCAGTTAAGGACGTATAACCTTCTGCACCAGATTTGGGTGTGTGAATATATAATGTGGGTCTGAATGGAACTTTGTAAGAAAAGCGTTTGCCATTCTCATAGCCGCGCCATAAGATATTGTTGCCGAACCTTTCGACTGAAGTATAGAACGATGTCATAGATAGTGTCTCATAATGTAGGTACCATTATAACATACCTGGAGCGATATGTCAACCGATAATTTCGGAGAAGTTTTTAACCTTGCCGAACGTGATGCTTCCATCAAATTTTTCTGCAAATTGGTCTCCTCTGTGACTGATAACAAAGATATTATCATCTGAGTTAAGTCCGTGTAGTGTTTCAATAAGGCTCTCAATACCAACACTGTCCAATGCACCATCGAGAGTCTCATCTAGAATCAATAGGTTGGTTGAAACAGAATTCCTGAGTTTGGCAACTGAACGCCATGCCAACATAATTGAAAGTGTAATCCTGAGTTTTTCACCTTCACTGAATGAGGCGTATGTAAAGTTATCTCTAAACCTTGAGCGAATCACCTCATTAAACTCTTCATCAAGATGAAAGTCAACAAATAGGTCAAATGCAGCAAGATACTTGTTAATAAGTTTATTCATCACTGGGATATATTGGCTGATAATTCTAGCCTTAATTCCACCATCCTTAAGAATTGTATGTACAACACTTAATATTTCATGTTCCTCTACTAAGGATTTATATATGTCATTTTGTTTTGTTAGATCTTCTTGTAAACTCTCAAGTTTAGATGTATCTACTTCTTCGACTTCACGTTGAGCATCCTCAAGTTCCTTTTTATAGGAAACAAGGGCGTTCTTTGCCATTTTGATTTCAGCTCTGATTTCTGATATTTTAAAGTTTACATCTTGAATCTGGTCCTCAACCTTTGAAATAGAACCAAGTCGATCTTGATGAGTTTTAATTGTTTCTGCTACATCAACTAAACCTTTTTCAATGCCAGCCTTCAGTTCATTCTTTTCATTAATCTGGTCTGATTTAAAATCGTGTGCGATGCCTTGTTTACATGTTGGACAATCATCATTGTGTTCATAAAAGGATAGTTCCTTCTCAAATTGTACTCGACTTCTTTCAAGTTCAGCTCTCTGTTGAGTTGCATCAGCAAACTTTTCCTTCTCATCAGCCTTATCAGATATATCATCATAGAGTACTTTCATAATCTCATCTTGAGTATCAATGGTACTATTCTTAGCCTCAATGTCGTCAATGTATTCACTCATTTTAGACCGGATTTGGTCTACCTGAGTCTCTTTAATCTTACGAATCTCATTATTGTTTTCCTCAGCAGCGTCTATTTTAGTTTCCACCAATTCAATATTGTATTTCGTATCATTAATTGCAGCTTTGTTTTCATTGATTTTATCTTTGGCCAATAGATTCATCACACTGAATACTTGAATGTCTAATAGGTCCTCAATGATTTCTCTTCGTTGACCAACTCTCAATTCCATAAATGGAACATAGGTAGCTGAACCTAATACTACAATCTGATTAAAAGATTTATAATTAATGCCGAGTATATTTTCTTCCAAGTGTTGTTGATAATCCTTTTTGGCAGCATTCTGATTAAGCATCTCACCATCTTTATAGATTTCAAACACATTAGGTTTCATACATCTGCGAATAAGATAATTATTACCACCAGCTGCAAAATAAAGTTCGACTTCGAGTCCCTTTTTATTAATACTGTTTAAGAGTTGACTCTTACTAATATTACGGAAAGGCTTTCCATATAAACCAAATGTCATTGCATCTAGTAGAGTACTTTTGCCAGAACCATTTGACCCACTGACCAACGTAGTCGCGTATGAATCAAAATCAATGGTGGTAAAGGTATTACCCGTTGATAATATGTTTTTATATTTTATTTTCTTAAAATGGATTCTCATTATAAACTAAGTGCCTCACTGTAAAGTTCGTTAACGACACTTTTGACTCGTTCCTTGTCTGCTGTTGTTTCAATAGATTCTATATAATCACTTAGAAGCTCTGATGTGTCTTTTGTTTCGTCTAGTATTTCTTCGTCACCATAATCTGCTAGGTTAAGATTGTCTTCGATTGCTTTTACATCTACTGCTCCACATTCTGACATTCTATTCATAAACAAATCATAGAGATATGCATTGGTTCTGTTTTTAATTATAATTTTAACATAGGTATCTTTGTATTTGTCGGTGTCAAAATTTGCGACATCATCTACTGTCCACGTCTCATCATCATAATTGATTTTAAAGAACACTCTGTTAGGGTTAAGTATCTTTTCCATCTCTCGTGTTTCTGTATCGAATACATGGAAACCTCTCTTGCCTTTATAATCACCCCACATCATCTCATACGGCGCACCAAGGTATTCTAAATTTTTATATCTTGATGGGTGGTGGAAATGCCCTGAATAGACATCTTGGAATTGTTTAAATACACCTAGCTCTAAACCGTGCGCACATAATTGGCCTCTCATCATTTCAAAGCCTCTCATTTCCAAATGACCCATTACAACATTGGCATCACTATTCTTTATAAACTCTAAATTGTGTTCAGCATTTTCTCTACTAATCCAAGGAAGCATAAGGAACTTTGTTCCACCAATTTCTAAATGCTCACCATGATCTTGATATAATTTAAAGTTAGGATATTCTTTTAATAGTAAATTCATACTATTCACTTCGTTTGTATTGCTGTAATATGTATCATGGTTTCCAATTAATGCATGGAACTCTATATTACGTTCGGCCAAACCATCAAACAATGCTGTCTTCGCATGTTGTAAGCTTACATAGTTGATATACTTTCTGCGATCAAAGGTATCACCCAGATCGAATACTGTTGTAATATTGTGTTCATCCAAATATGGAAAGAATACTTCGTGGAAAAACTTTCTTTGAACTTCGTGAAATACACGGCTATCTCCTCTTGCACCAAAATGAATGTCGGTGACTATTGCAATTTTCATATTACTCCTGGATATTGTCTGCTACTGCTACCTCTGTTTGCAGTTGCTTGGCCTCGGCGGCACTCATAAGTTTTAAATAGTTCATCACACTTGCGCGTTGTTTTACTACTTTGGATTTTTTCTTGTTGGCTCTTTCCCATTTTAAACGAGACACTTTGTCTTTATATACTACACCATGTAAATGGTCAAATTCATGTAGGAAACATCTTGCGCCATAACCGGCTATTAGGCCTGTCTGTCTTTCCAGTTTTTCATTATACCAAACTGCTTTAACATCTTTAGGGCGGGCTAATTTCACAAACATATCTGGGAAACTCAAACAGCCTTCAACATCAAGTTCTGTCTCGTCTGATACGTCAACAATCTCTGGGTTAATCACCATTATTGCAGCGTCTTCTTTTTCTCCCATAACAAATAGTTTATAGTCTAAACCTACTTGAGGTGCTGATAGTCCAAGACCATTTTTCTCAAGCATCAGCTTTACCATTTGTTCCTTAAGTTCTACGGGATCAAAACCTGGTTCTTCCAAATTCACATCAGACACTTCCCTTGAAAGGATAGGATCTGGATAATATACTAAGTTCATAATTTACCTTCTTCTCTCATTTGTGCTCGGATTTTTGTTGCAGATATCTCGTGAATATCTTTACCAAGATCATGTTCTGTAAATGTGTAACCTACTCCACGACCAAAGCTAATGTCAACAATATTTGGTACTTCCAATATCAGATACTCACGGCCATTTTCATAACCATGTTCTCTTAATCCATTTTCAATACCTTCAATGGTTTGTATCATGCCAAACGGGTTATCATCTTGTACTGCTGTACGACCT